GGTCTAAGTTAGAACCGCTAACTAAAGAAAAACCCCGTTTGCTTTACTTACAGACGGGGAGATTCGCATAAGTAAAGAGGTGAAACAATGAAAACCGAGATCAGAGCTTTTGACTTCGAGGTCAGGGCGGAAGAGAACGAGGAACACGGACACTTTCTTTCCGGACGCCCTATCGTCTTCGGCCAGAGGACAGACCTCGGATGGTATGACGAGGTAATCGAACAGGGCGCACTGGACGCCACGGATCTGAAGGACGTGCGATTCTTGGTCAACCACAATACCGACATGATTCCTCTCGCGAGGAGTCGCAACAATAATGCCAACTCCACCATGCAGATGAGCGTGGACGGAACCGGCATGGCCATCCGCGTGGATCTCGATACCGAGAACAACACGGATGCGAGAAATCTGTATTCTGCGGTAGGACGCGGGGACATTACCGGTATGTCCTTCATGTTCTCCGTTGATGGAGACGCCTGGGATAACGTGGACACCGACCACCCTCTGCGGCACATCCGCTCCATTGCGAAGGTGCTTGAGGTGTCGGCGGTCACGTTCCCGGCTTATTCTCAGACCTCGATCCAGACGAGGGGTCTTTCCGATGCGCTGGAGAGCGCACGGGAATCGCTGGAGAGCGAACGCACCCGCCTTGCTGAGATTGAGAAGCGCAAGCAGCGCATCAGAATCCTTACGGAGGTAAGCAAATGAACTTTTCCGAAATGACGGTTGAGGAGCTGATGGAGCGCCGTTCGGCTATTCCCGCCGAGCTGGATTCTCCTGATGCCGACCTTAACGCCCTTGAAGAGGAAGTCCGCGCCATTAACGCGGAACTCGAATCCCGTAAAGCCGCCGAAGAGAGGCGGCAGAACATCCGTGACGCTGTGGCGTCCGGCGCCGGCGACGTGATCGCCGCAATCAAAGAAGAAAGGGAAGAAAATACCATGACCAACGCCGAAGTCCGTGCCAGCAAAGAGTACATCGATGCCTTTGCCCGGTACATCAAGACCGAAGACGACCGCGAGTGCCGCGCCCTGCTGACCGAGAACGTCAGCGGCGACGTCCCCGTGCCTGTTATCGTCGATGAGATCATCCGCACCGCCTGGGAGCGCGACGGCATCATGAGCCGTGTGCGCCGCACCGAGATCAAGGGCAACCTGAAGGTCGCTTTTGAGCTGTCCGCCGATCCTGCCTATGTCCACGTCGAGGGCACCAGCGCTCCGACCGAGGAGTCCCTCACCCTGGGCATCGTGAACATGGTGCCCGCAAACATCAAGAAGTGGATCAGACTCAGTGACGAGGCCGTCGCTATGGGCGGCGAAGCCTTCGTCCGTTACGTCTACGACGAGCTGGCGTACCAGATCGCGAAGAAAGAGGCCGCCCTTGCTGTCGACGACATCAAGTCCGCCTCCACTTCCAGCAGCGACAGCGCCGTCGGCGTTGCGAAGATCACGGCTGCTCCCAGCCTGACCGCCATCCCCACCGCCGCCGCGAACCTGTCCGACGAGGCCGAGAACGTCGTTGTCCTCCTGAACCGCCTGTCCGAGGTCGAGTTCCTTGAGGCGCATGCGGCGGGCAGCTTCGCCATCGACCCGTTCGCCGGGTACACCAAGGTCTATACCTCTGCCCTTCCCGCCTACTCCACCGCCACTGCCAACCAGGTCTACGCCATCGTGGGCGATCTGTCCGGCATGCAGTTTAATTTCCCGGAGGGCGATGACATCATCATCAAGTGGGATGAGCTGACCGAGGCCGAGAAGGATCTCGTGAAGGTCGTTGGCCGCGTCTACGCCGCTCACGCCGTGACCGGCCCGGGCCACTTCTGCAACATCGCGAAGCCCAGCGGAACCACCTGATCATGAAAGTGCGTCTGTTAAGAGACGCGAAGATTAAGCACAAAGCGGGGGAGATCGTCGAGGTCTCTCCCGCCGAGGCTAATTTTCTGCTGTCTATAAGGAGTGCGGAGGAGTTCAAAGAAGAACCCCCCAAGACGGCGACGAAGCCGAGAAAGACAACAAAAAAATGAAACTCTTGATTGCCATTCCGACGCTTGATTTCGTCCATGTGGATTTCATGAAGTGCCTGGTCAACCTTACGAACAAGCTGAAAGACGATGGCGTCCGCTTTGAGGTGGGCATAATCTCCGGAACGCTTGTGTATGTGGCACGGGACAGGCTTGCGTGTAAAGCCATAAACGAGGACTTCACGCATGTCCTATGGCTGGATTCAGACATGATATTCCAGCCGACGATCCTTGATGACCTACTGGAAGCGAAGAAAAGCTTTGTAACAGGCATCTACCACCAGAGACGGCCCGGATACGCCTCCTGCATTTTCAAGCACTGCTCTGAGAAAAACATAGAGCGATTTGAAGAGTATCCGAAGCGCACGTTCCGTATCGAGGCATGCGGGTTCGGATGCGTCCTCATCACAACGGACATCCTCAAACAGGTGCAGATGCATTACAAAACATGCTTCTGCCCGTTGGCGCAGTTCGGAGAGGACATAGCGTTCTGTCACAGAGTGCTTGAGCTGGGCATGGAGATCTGGTGCGAACCGACAGTAAGATGCGGACACATCGGGCATAATGCCGTCTGGCCGGAGGACGAGGCGCGTTGGAAAGACAATCTCATTATGGGGAGTCAGTAAATGGACGAAGAAATCATCACCACGGACGCAGTGACAACAGAAACAGACGTTGTCACTCCCGTCACCACAGAGCCGGTATGGACGCTCCTTGACGAGGTAAAGCTTTCCCTCCGACTGACTACAACAGCATATGACAACCAGCTCAACGGGCTGATCTCTGCTGCTCTGCTGGATCTCGGTATCGCTGGTGTTGCGGAGCGGGACACGGATGACCCTCTGATCAGACGGGCGGTCATCACTTACTGCACCATCCACTTCGGCTCTCCCGCAGACTTCGACAGGCTGAAGCGGTCTTACGACGAGCAGAAGGCCCAGCTCTCAACATCCACTGGATATACCATCTGGGGGTGAGGATATGCTGTTTGCGGACACTGCCGTCCTTGTCGCCGAGGTCTACACGGTAAACACTGTCGGGGACGCCATCCCAACAGAATCATATCGGACGGTATTTGTCGAATACCAGTCCATAGGTCTCAAACGGAAAATCGACGCTCTGGCCACGGGCTTGAACCCGGAATGCAAACTCCTGTTAAAGGACATCGCGGAATACAATGACGAGAAGATCGTGGAGTTCCGAGGGAAAAGATACAACGTCTTGAACGTCTTCATCCGTGATGATCAGATCGTCGAGCTGACGATGGGTAAATACTGATGCCGATGCCGAAATCCGTCACGAAGATCTCCAAGGACGGCGTGACGTTCGTTGAGTCGGTAGACAGGGCGAATTACCTTATTACGGAGCTGACCAGAGCCGCCATGAAAGACGTGGCCAAGTACGTTCTGCGAATCGTGCGGGCAAACGTCAGGGCGATAAACAGTCAGACGAAGAAGATGCGCTATGCGGGGATGCGGTACCAGTACTGGGTACGGAAACAGGAATCTGATCTCCAGCTGGGCATCGAGAACACCGCAAAAGGCGCGGAGACCGCATGGTGGGCCGACCAGTCAGAACTGGGGACAGGCGACCAGCCGAAGCGGGGCTTTTTAACGTCTGCGGTGTATGACAACATCGACACTATCCGAAAAATCGAGGCGCAGTATCTTTCTGCTATCGAAGATGAGGTAAACGCCGCCTCGATGGTAGACGAAAGCGAGAACGACCCGGATGACGAAAATGAATAGAACGCTTGCCTTGCGGACGGTCGTTGTCTCTGCTTTGACAACACAGATGCCGCAAGGCTCAAAAGTTTATTATCAGCAAGCACAGGATGACCACCCGAAGATCTATGCCGTGTATACGGTCGGAATGATTGATAACACCGACGAGCGACACGTCTATGAGGTCGAAGTGAATCTCATGGACTACGGGAAGAACACGGCCACCATAGAGGATCTCGCGGACAAAGTCCACGATGCCATCGACAAGCTGGTAGTGATTAACGAATCAATCGGTGTTCATTTCTACGCCGACAGACGAAATGCAGTTGAAGAGGAAGACCGAAACATCCTGCGAAGGCGGCTGACCTTTTCAGCATATCTTTACGAAAGATGAGGTAACTGAAAATGATTTCTGGTGTAACCAGCGGCACTCCGAAACACCTTCAGCTGGACGCGGGTGCTTTCCTCAAGAACTACGATCCCACTCAGGACACCTGGGATTCCGCGAAGGCTACGAAGCTGATCGGCGCCACTGCGGGCGGCGGATCGTTCTCTGCGGTTCCCACTATCCGCAGAATCGAAGTGGACGGAGTGAAGGGCGCCACGAAGGGCTTTGAGGCACTCGACGAGTGGGTGGTGACCATGACGGCCAACGTCAAGGAAATCACCGCCGACACCATCAAGATGGCTCTGGCCACGGGTTCCTACGCGGGCGCGAAAAGCCCCTCCAGCGCAACGTCCAACAACTACAACAAGGTCACTGCGTCGAACAGCCTGTCCGACTCCGACTATCTGACGAACATCACATGGGTCGGCACCCTGTCCGGATCTGCGCTGCCCGTCATCATCGTGCTCAAGAACGCTCTCTGCACGAACGGCCTGACGCTGACCACTGCGGATAAGGCTGAGGGCGTCATCGCGATGACATTCACCGGCCATTACGATCCGAGCAGTCTCGACACGGTTCCGTTCGAGATCTACTA